ATCTGGGTTTCCTTACCCTGCATTTCGGCAAGGTTAGCGTTTGCCTTAGCAGCAGTGCTTGCTGCATAACCCTGTTGAATCTGTCCTGCGGCAGATAAACCTGCACCTGCTATCGCTATTGCTGGTAAAAAGGCTGACATAGTTGCTCCTTGACTTTTCCTTGAAAATATGTTATACTTATAGTGTCTAATGGAAAGGCGGTATTTTTATGTCTAAACTTAGCGGTGAGTAAGGTGGAGATGTTTAACCGCATTTCCGTTAGATACCTGAAAACCGCTTTAATTTTTGAGATGATAAAATGCCCTTTAAAAATGGAAAACCTTCTTCTTGTGAACCTTGGAATAAAGGAAAAAAATATCCATTGATGATTGAAATGAATAAAAAAAGAATTTGGACTCCCGAAATGAGACAAAAAATTAGTAATACACTTAAAGGGAATATACCTTGGAATAAGGGACTTAAAGGTGTGATAAAATATCCCCCTCGTTCTAAAGAACATAGAAGAAAAATAGGAGAAGCACATAGAGGAGAAAAAAGTAATTTTTGGAAAGGAGGAATAAATAAAACTGGAAAATATATTCGTATTTATACTCCAAATCATCCCCTTGCTTGGAATAATTATGTTCTTGAACATCGTCTTGTAATGGAAAAACATCTTGGAAGGTATCTTAAACCAGAAGAGATAGTTCACCATATTAACTATAACCCTAAAGATAATAGAATTGAAAACCTTAAATTGTTTCCCAATAAATCTACGCATATTAAATTTCATAAAAACCAATATTTTCGTATCTGTCCTAATTGTGGATTTAAAATTACCCCTCCGATATCTCACATTTTGAAATAATTCCAAGTATATTAAGTGGGAGAGGTTGTTCTTGTGTAACAGTTATTTTTGCATCCTTGTTATATCCGATAGGAAATGCAATAGAAATATCTCCAGTTTTTAATAAAGGTGGAGAGTCCATTTCCATACTAGAGTCACGAAAATAAACAATATCTTGAGTAGTTTCATTGCCTACTTTTACCCCAAGGCTTCTCCAAAGTCTCAATGTAACTTTATAAATCCTTTTTATAATACCTTGAAAAGTGCTAGTAACACTTCCACCCTCGAGACGGCTTGTTACTATTTTTGATACATAGGGCAAACCTATATGAATAACATTACAAGAATAACTTAACGCTACTGCACCTGCGGTATCAACTACTGTGTCGGGATAGACTGCCCCATCGCCTAAAATAGAAACCGTCAAACCCTTTAAATGGTCTAATCCAGAAACGGTCTTTGTATATGTCCCTGTCCCTTGATAACTAAGCCCACAGTCAACATAGAAACTTGAACTTTGGGCTGTAGGTTGTATAAAAGGTTTAAAATATTCAATATATTTAGCGTTTACAGAAGCACTTGACCTTTGGCATACTACCCAGACTTGGTCTTCATTTCCGTTTGGTATGACCGCTATTGACTGAAAAGACCCTTGCGTATCGTGCCTTGTCCAGGCAAGGACATCTTGAGAAGCTAGCCTTGTCATTGTGGCCAATTTGCCGTCATTCCTTACGCACCAGAGTATGCCATCAGGGGCCTCCTGATAATCCATATCCTTAATTCCCGACTCCGTGATATGCTCTGAAAGCAAAGTAGCGTCATCAGCCAGTTGTGCATCCTCCTCAAAGTTGTATTTGAGTTCCCTTATGGTAAGATTATTCCTCTGCACATAGAGTATGGCGTTGCCTATTCTTTTGGGTAAGATAAGTGCCGAGCCGTAGGTAGTTTCTTTCTTGATGTTGATATTTGTCGGGGTGACGGGACCAGAGGAAGTATCAGAGGAAAGTATAAAATTCCCCCCCAAAGTCCCTATGGCCAGAGCCTTGCCTGCCGCAAGCCAACGAATAGCGTTTACCTGATTGTCCGCTATGGTAAAAGATACCGCATCATCAGAATCAGAACCTGGTGTAAAGTTCTCATAATCCAATGGAACAGAACCCCAGATAGTCTGTGGTTCTGTAGTAGTCCCGGCAAAATAAAGTCTTTGCTCAAAGAAGGACACTGCTGAAGGAAATCCGTTAGCTACACTCCAAGAACCGAAAGCCCAATCAGAAGTATAACCCGTAGCTGAAGCACTCTGTAAGGCAGTCACCACCACACCACTAGCGGTAGTAGTATTGGTTATAGTGTCTAACCTGACATAACCATTAGAAGTGCCTATTTTTAATAATGAACCTGAATGCCCCGCCACGAAAGCGGCATTACCAGAAGCATATACAGTCGCCGCCCCGATAGAGAAACTTGTCGCTTTTATATAAGCACCAGAGTCTAAATTGTCAGGCATCCAAGGGCCGCCAGTAAACTCTACATTAGCCAAACTCCATAAATAATGCGAAGAGCGGGTAAGTTTCTTAATTGGATAGTCATTAGAGGTGATATACATTGTGTCCGCATCCTGGGCATATTGCAGTTTGAAAAGATTGCTTGAGGTATAGACAGTGGTCACTTCTACTGGATTGCCAGTTATCTGATTTAATATTCCTGAGTCTTTATAAAAACGGAAGTACTGATGCCCCATCTCCACAATGTAGGCTTGTTCGGTTGAAAACTGAAAGGGAATAACACGCACTATGTTGCTTGTCAACTTGGTGATTTCAGCAAAGTATGTCCCTGGTCGCCTGTATGCCCCTCCATAGACCCTTACGAATACATTATTCAAAGTGGCGGCGGAGTTGGCATACTTGGCTAAGTCTACCCTACCTTCTATCTGTGGGGAAACCTCGCCGCTTGTAAATGCACATTGGATATAATTGATGTTAGCCATTATCTACTCTCTACTGTCCATTTATCTTGGTCAATCACATTCACCGAGTCCGACTCCTGGGCGTCTATTTCTTTGCAAGTCTGCAATTTCGCAGTATATACATCAAGAAGTGTTTTTAAGAGTTCTGGTTTATTTGTAATTGGATATGCAATTATTGAAGCGAGATATGTCGCAAAAACGAACATAAATTGTGATGTATATTGATTAGGGTCGGTGATGTTGCCGATATACTTTATGTTAACCTCTGTATTGTCGGTTAACAACTTGCGCCCCTCAATCTTGAAGTCAGTAATCAAATTAGTCCCATCATTGACCTCTATCACCCGTAAGCAATCCCCAGGAAGTTGGTATTCATAAATGTAGCCAAAGGTAGGCGTAGTTGCCAGCCTTGCAAGCCCCTGCCTTACTAAAGCGAAGTTCCAGGGATGCGCCCTCAATACATCTTCAAGGCATTGGTCATATATTGCAGTCAGTCTCCTTGCATTTTCGTTATTGTCCTCAAGAGAAGTTATCCTGTCTGCACCTAAAATTGTTAATGCTAAATTTGAGATACTAACTTTTGAAGCCATAGTTCCTCCTTGTTAGGTTAGAGAGGGGTTAAACCAAGTTGAGGGGTTAAATTTAGAAATCAGCCAAGATAATTCTGCCATATATCCTCTTTAACTTTTTTACGCACTTTCATAACCCACCACAGTTACAGAACCATTAGTCGCTGATACCGAAGTATTCACCACCAAAGCGTGGTTTGTTTCGGAAGCTATAATCGGGGTCTTGTAATTAGAAACCCACCCGCCTCTGTCCTGAAGAAATAAATTTGCTATCGTTATTGTAGCGGCGGTGTCCTGCGTGACAAGGATAGTTGAAGCCGACTTGTTGCTGATTGTGATGTCGGTAATGTTAAATCTCTTGGTTGCCGCAGGCTTCCAGACAATAGTATTTCCGTTGCTTATAAGTGCCGCATATATCCAAGTGGGAGTGCAACCTACCATAGCGTAAGCCGTGCTTACTTGGTTTAAGGTAAGAATAGCCGAAGATAAAAGTGTTACTCCTCCTGAAATAGTTACCTGACTTGCGGACAGTAAAGTTACCCCACCGGAGACTGTTACTGCGGAAGAAGAAAGCAAAGTCACTCCTCCGCTTACGGTAACCTGAGAGGAAGATAATATGCTCACCCCGCCAGAAGGCAAGGTAGCCACTCTACCCACTGCCGTAGATACCATTACAACAGTAGCAGCAGATAATAAAGTCATACCGCCAGATATAGTAACTCGAGAAGATGATAATATCGTAACCCCACCAGAAACGAATATCGTGCTTGGAGAAAGCAAACTAACCCCACCAGACACTAATAAGGGTATAGAAGATAATAGGGTAATTCCCCCAGATGTTGTAGAAGATACTGAAATAGCACATTGTGACAATATACTTACTCCACCGCTAACCATAATCGGAATAGAGGAAAGTAAAGTTATCCCTCCTGATGTAGTAGAAGAAACTGAAATGGCACACATTGATACTACAGATACCCCGCCAGTAACCTGCACTAATCCAGTTCCCGTAGATACCATTATAGGAGAGGATGATAATATGGTAATCCCTCCAGAAAGGGTAGTTGCATTTGCAGAAAGGATTGAAATGCCACCTGAAACTAAAGTAGTACCTGTGATGTTAAGGGGTATTGAAGATAACAAAGTTACCCCGCCAGAAACCGTTACACTGCTTACTGTATTTAAGATAGTGGCGTTTACTGACAATATCCCTGATGAAAGCAATGTAACGCCTCCAGAAACAGAAACACTGCTTACGGTGTTTAATACTGTAACATTACTAACTGTATTTAGTACTGTAGCATTAACTGACAGTATTCCTGCTGAAAGCAAGGTAACCCCGCCTGAAACTGTAACAGCGCTTACGGTATTTAAGATAGTTGCATTGACTGATAATGAGCCAGAGGAAAGTAGACTTACTCCACCAGAGACTAAAGTAATGCCTCCAGTATTCTGCATACTGACTATAAGAGGATTATCTTTTACTCCAGTAGGAGAAGTGGATTCAAGGTTGCCGTCAACCAACTTGATTTGTTGGTAGTGGACACCTCCTATGTCGTCTGTTTTTATAACTACCCCTGACCCACTAGTAATGTTTAGATTATCTGCCATTATATTCTCCTTTTATGTTTGATAAGTTAAGCAAAGTAAGCCCATAAGTTGACCGTCTCCTATTGCTGGAGGTGTTGATGATAAAGTATGCAATGCTTGCCAAGTACCGAAATAAAAAATATAGATTTTGTCGTCTGCTGAACTAAGATAGGCTTGTCCTTCCACTGGACTTGCCGGTGCTGAGGCATATATCGGTATATTGAATGCAGCCGAAATAGCAGCCAACAAAACATCTATTTCGTCTTTAGTATAAAAATTTTTAAATAAGTCCTCTGTCTTCCAACTACTTTGGTATTTATATGGTTCGCCCATTTAACTTTCCACCTCAACCCAGTTCGCCCTTGTTAATACTGTGGTTACTGAATTGCTTGTTAAACCTGTATAAAGCCCTGTCAATTTAAGTCTTGCATACACCGCCACCACAGGAGCCACTGGCAATAGGTGTACGTTTTCGTCGGTTATGGTGCCTAATGTATCCGTAGCAACCACAAAGTTAGTATCTGCGGCACCACCTATAGCTTCTTTATAGTTTGATTGCTCTAAGTCTACCTGCACATTCACATCAGTATCGCTTGAGAATTTGACCTCAATGCCAAAAAAGTTCTTGCGGATTAAAACCCAACTTTGCGTATAGGCAACATCATTATCAGCCACAGCAAGATTGCTTGCTACGCTATAAGGTATAGGGGCGCAGAACTCAATTTTTCCCATATCTTTTCTCTAATGCCTCTTTGTGACGTTTGTAATCATCTATAAGCCGTTTGTATCCTGCTTTTTCTTTCTCAAATTCTTTACGTTCTTCTTCGGTTACTTTTAACTCGGCTATTTTAATGAATAACAGAGTTATCTTTTCTTTCAATTCCTCAAGTACTTTTTCTTCTGAGGTCATAAAATTTAGAAGGGGCGGTTTTCACCGCCCCAGTTTAATGCCTACTCCACTACATACAGAACACTAATCTTTATCGGTCCGGTAGAAACTTCGCAAGTATTATTTGCGTCAACATCTGCAATCGTGCTGATTCGGATATAGTTGTCTGTAATCCCCGTTACGACATAGTTAATACCAGTAGTAGTATTCGGTCCTACCACAACAGCGGCAGTTGAGATTTGCACTTGGGTGATATACCTGTCAGCATCACCTTCATCGCCAACCGTAACATAACTAGATGAACCTCCGATTTCTCCTATTGCTGGCGATGATACCGGATAGCCAAAAATAATGTCAACTACCTGTGAGCCGGTTGGAAGTTTCGTCCCAACTATCACATATTGTCCACTTTTCATAGTTGTCGTGCCAGGCATAAAGTAGTCCTGCATTACCCTTAGTTTTCCGCCGAATACTCCTGGATCCATAGTGTGATCAGAAGTAGGAGATGTGGATTTAGCATAGTTTGTTCCACCTGCATATTTTCCCATATCCTCCTCCTTACTCTACTGTATAGAATATTGTTACATTGATTGTACCTGATGTTATTATAGTTGCAGTAGCTGCTCCACTTAACCTAATATAGTTGTCTGTCGTACCAGTGACCGTGTAATACATACCGGTTGCCACAGTTGGTCCAACACGAATTCCGCCAGCAGTAACCGTAATCGCAGTACAATATCTATCAGCATCACCTTCATCACCTACAAATATCGTAGCGTTAGTTCTTCCACCTACAGTATTCCCACCAATGATTAAATTGACTACTTGCGATCCAGTTGGAAGTTGCCCACCTACAATAATGTAGTCGGTACTGTTCAAACAAGTTGAAGCAGTGACAGTTGCTACATCCTGCATAACCCTTACTTTTCCACCCAATAACCCTGGGTCAATAATGTTAGCTGACGAAGGATCTAGGGTCTTGGCATAATTAGTGCCATTTGCATATTTACCCATTTAAAACCTCCTTAGCTAACTTACTCTGTACATAATATTTGCACTACTTTTGCTTCTTCCATACGAGTTGCACCGATTCCCATACCCGCATAAACCTGGGTCGCATAGGACTTGTCAGGTCTTGGTGTAATCTGGGTATTGATGTCTTTTGACAAAGCAAGAAGTACACCAGACCTTTTCCAGACTGGACAACTTCTGAAACTATTAGCCACATCGGTTCGTCCATACGGATAAGAAAGTCTGTTACAAATGATGAATTTGAAACCCATGTAAGTATCAACTTGACCTCTTACTAATGCACGGACTGTATTAAAGTCGGCATCTTGGATCTGTGAGATATTCAAGAGGTTGGTAAGCTGTGTTGATGTAACCGCACAGAATGTCTCTTCATCAGGATCGCAATCCGCCTTATCAAGAATAGCCTTTGCGTCTAACAATTTCTGCAAAGTCATCCCTGTAGCACCACCGGACACGATGTTTGCTGCTGTGAATACTGTTGCTGTTCCACCTGCCTTGCCAGCATAAGCTGTGTTTGAAAAACACTCAATTATTGCATCGTCAATAGATCTTCCTAATGCCCATGCGGCATTGAGTGCGTAATCTGACTGAGGATCAATAAGCATCTTCAACTTATCTTCCTTATCAATCAGGTCGGCCCATTCGTAGTCATACATAGTGACTCTGCGTCTCCTATGGTCAGACTTAACTAATGGGGTGTCACTATTACGAGTTGTTTTCTTTTGTGCAGCTGTTGAAGCGAGTTGGTCAAAGTATGCTTCTTCGCCAGTCACGGTTTCTAAACGTACCGCATTGCGGAGCATAGAACCTTTTTGCTGAACGAGGAAATCTATGTTTGATCCGAACTGCTTAACAAATGCAGTAGATATGTCGCCCATTTGAATCCTCCTTATTCTTTGTTAATAAACAATATCGCTACTTTGAAGATTGTCCCTCGTTGCGATTTAAGAAGGATCTCTTGTTACGCTGTTCGGATCTCTTGCGAGGTTATCCATCCTTTATTACCATTCTCAATTGGTGCTTGATACAGCATTATCAATTTGAGTATGGTTTGCAAAGGATATTCCTTTTTTGTTCAGAACATTCATCCTTGATTTAAAATTATCTCTTAAACCTGCAAGATATGCTTTTTCAGTTTCTGTCATATTATTCTTGAGGATACGCCATTTCATGTAAACTTTTCCACTTATTCAAAAAGTACTCATGTTCAGGATGGCGTTTGTTATTCATAGGATGATTTTTATCTTTCATCGCCTCCGCTGTAATTTTTGCTATCTCAGCCTTTGCCTCTTCCGGTGAGAGTGTAAGTCCCGGCGGCTTGCCTGTTATGGTGTCCTCAGTCATGTTCTTAGCCATACTTGCTATAAACTGTATCATGTCTGGGTCGTTGTTAAGACCTGTCGCCTTAAGTTTCTCTATGAACCCCTCTGTGCCATACTTATTGACAGCCTGTTCGGCTATTGCATAATTCTGTTCAAATGCCTTACCCCATGCTTTACGTAAGGCGTTCTCTGCCTCTACCCTACTTGAATCCCTTTCCTGCTGGTATTGGTTATACTGTGTAGCCTCGTTGTTCATAAACCACTCATAGAGGTTTTTCACCTGTGCGGGTAGTAACCCAAGTTCCAAAGCCTTCGCCTTAAACTCCTTTACAAACTCATCCTTAGGCAGAGGATATCCTTCGGGCATTTTCATTTCGGGTATTGCGTAACCGTTTATATCCTTTGGTCTGCCTAATCGCTCAAAAACCATATCCCAGTCTTCCTTTGTTGCCTTCTCTCCGGGAACAGGAATCTTGTCCCTGCCAATAAGTTTCTGGGCTTCTACCCAACTCTTGGCTAAATCACCAGGTGACTTAAAATTCTGTAAAGAAGGATGACTCTTTACTGTGGGGTCTAACCCCTCTCTCCAATCCACTACTTGCTGGTCTAAGTTGTCCGCCTCCGGATTTAGATTGTCAGCCATTTGTTACCTCCTTGGTTATGTAGGCATAATTGCCTATCATTTTTTCCCATACTTATGGTGTTTATAAGATTTAGAGATATAATTCTTGCCCTCTTTATCCCATCGTTTGGCAATTTCAGGATGCGCCCAATACATATACTTGCGTTGTTTTGCACTTGCGTAAGGCATTATCTACCCTTCCTTCCTTTTTTCTTGATGTCTTTAAACACTTACTTTCCTCCTTGTGCTGCGTAAATCTTCTCTAAGGTTTCTATATCCATATCTAAAATAGTCTTGATGTGTAAAAGAAAAGCCCGATTGCCCTCATTAAAGGCCATAGATATGGCATCATTGAGAAAAGTAGTGGTCTTGAAGAACCCTATCTGTTCCATGTGAGTTAATACCCGTTTGCCCTCTTCAGTTGAAAATACCTTCCTATAATCTTCTTGAATGCTTTTTATTTTTAGGATATTACTTTCATCTGGGTTGCTTAGAGCTTCTGCCATCATTTAGCCTCCGGTTTAAGATTCTTGTCAATATTACTACCCGTTTCAATTATATCCGCACCCTGCTGTAATTGAGCCAACTGTTGTTGCTGTTGAATCTGTTGTGTCCTTGCTTGCCTAATTGCCTTGACCTCATCTTCGCCCCTGACAAACTTGGGGTTCACTCCATATAAATCTTGGATATTCTTGACTATTTCGTCCTCATTGACATTATCTAAGACATCTGGTTTGACTGTAGCCATTTGTCCAATAAGAGCAAGGAAACTGTTTATAGACTTCATCTGGTCTAACTTCTGGCTTCTTGCCAAAGGAGAGATGTATTCAATCTTATAGGGCAAGCCCTTTAATAAATCCGGGGGTGGGACTATCTTATTTGTCCTCCAGAGTATGGCAAAAGTCCTATTGATAAGAGGGTCAAGAAACTCGTTCATCAACCTGCCCAAAACCGGAGCTAGAATCAGCATTTTCTCCTCAACCCTCTGCATTACCTCTGTTGCTGTCATATCTTTACGGGCAGGGTCGGCGAGTAAAAGAAATAAGTCCACAAAATAGTTCTTCTTAATAAGGTTTCTGTATTCGTTTATAATTTCCATACCTACTGGTATATCACCACCCGGGCTTAGGAGTTCTATCTTATCGTTGGCTGAGGTTTTGGTTCTGAAGTTTAAAGCAGCCGGACCATACTTAATTGGTAGAATGAATCCGTCATGGGGAAGAACTATTGGCGGGTCAACTATCTTCTGCGCCGCCCTTATTAAGACCTTCACCATCTCGTTAAGCATCTTGATGTCCGAATAACTTACCATACCCGGACTTGAACCCCAGACTTCCCCTGAGTTCTTGTTGAAACGTGGCGTAAAATAAGGAAACTCCTGATAGCCGCTTTCGCTTATCAGATGCTTCTTGGAAACCTCTATGTAGGTTGACTCAAAAGGCATATTTCCAGCGTCAACTTTACTTACATCCCTTACATATCTCGGAGTTACGCAATGTATAAAAGTCACTAATTTATCGTATTCTTTCTTGTCCATAAATACCTTTACTACCTCACCTGCTTTCTCGCTCCACTTATCAAAAGCCTGCCTTGCAGAAAGGGTGAACTTACGATAAACAGTATCCACTTTTTCTCTTTCGTTTTCACAAAGATATATCTCAGCTATATCTCGGGTATAGAATCTTACCCCATTTTCCGCATCTTCTTCCTCATACATACAAGCCACGCCAAAGGTTCCTAAATCTAAGTAAAGTTCGTGTATCTGCTCGTTGAAATTAGAGGCGTTCAGGGTGTTATAAATCCTGTTCTCCGTGTCTGAAAGCCAAAGCTTGACATCTTCATCTTTATTAGCAACCTCATCTTGCACCCTTAAAGAGAACCACCTTGAATTAGGGTTGGTAAGATATGAATGAAGACCTGCGGCTAAAATAATGTTAGCCATCATAGCGGTTGAGTCATAGACATCGTAGTCGTATTTGCCTCCAGGTGTCCTTGTCCTTGTGATGTAGGCCTTACGAGGTATCACATATTTCGCCACATCCTGCCAGAAAGTCTCATAATTGTTGCGTTCACTTTTTAACTTGTCTAACCGCTTGATAATTTCTTCTGGGGAAAAATTAGACATTTTCTATTCTCCATTATGTAGTCACATCAAATATTCATCTTTTCACGCCACGGACAAAATCCATTAAACTAGGTTTGGGTTTTATTATTACAGGTTGCTGGTAGGTCTCCACAAGTTTGATTGCCTCAGCCATAGCCACAATGCAGAATTCTTTTTTATCAGCAGGCCAGTTGACATAAATCTTCTTTTCCTCATCTATTGAAATCTCTAGGAGTTTAGTTATTACTGGTTTCTTTGCTACTGCCTGTGTGTCAAGTAGTCCCGTCTCTGGCTTCTGCATCATTAAACTTTCTCCTTTTGGTATTCTATTTCTGTTTTATTATTATGCACATATATACCTTTAGGCATTAACCCTCCACTTGTTTAGATAGTTTGATTAAAATTGTTGAACCACTATTCCATCCTGTTCCTTGTAACTTAAATCTGCCATAAGGCAAGTTGACTTTTGCAGCTAAAGCTGTAAATAAAGGCCTATGTACCCATACCCCGCTTGTAGTGGTAAGCCCTATCACATGGGCAGACATAAAGAGTGGTTCTTTATAGGTCACATCTGAGGTACCCTCCGTGGTCGGAGGTTGGAAGCTTTGCTCAAACACTACCGTTGCCGCCGCACTTATGCAGGCAGTAGTCATGAGATATGACACTCCGACATTCTCCACATCAGCTAATGTGAATGATCTTGAATATACTACATTGCCCGTCACTAAATACAAAGACGCAGTAGCCCCCCCTGACTCTAATACATTCTCAACTATTACCGCTCTTTCCTTCCTCATCTTAACCTCCTATGTTTTTTATATAATGTGCTTCTAAAAACCTATATCCTTTAGCCCGATAAAACCTATCTAATTCCAAATGTCCAAAGTAGGACATCACTAATTTCTTTATCCCCCACTTCTTTACCTGTTCTTCTAACGCCGTTAGAAACTCCGAACTGTATATGCGATGTTCCTTCTTTACAAACCACAATACTTCTTGGAATACCTTTTCTCCGTTCAGGGGGTAGTCCATTACCCTCCCAGCTATCACCCCTATCAGTTCGCCATCTAACAACATTACCAGCGAGGTCTCAAGGAACTCCGGCATCAAGGCTTTTGCTATCTTGTCATCACAGAGCAAATCGTAGGCGTTTATGCTTTCCTCTTGAAATTCCTTGATGAGCTCAAGCACGCCGTCAAAGTCCCGCTCTTGGGCTAATCTGATGTTTATCATGCCCCTAATAAAACTTTCTTACTAGTCTCTGCGGTAGTTAACACACCTTGAGGACCAGTAAGTAGAGTCTTAGTCACTCTCGCCCTCTTTTTGAGTTCTTCTTTGCGGGCCTCCTCCTCGGTCTGAGCAGCGGAGAGCTTGAGTGCCTCGGCATCTGTCTTGGATTTAGCCTCCATCTCAACCATCTGCCTCTGTGTCTCGGCTTGGCTTGTGGCTTGCTGTTGCATAGCTTCTTCCTGAACTTTACCAACTTGTTTTTCAGCAGCAGCACCCTGAGCCATTGTAGTACCTATAACCGCAGCTGTAGCAGCCGTAGCCGCTATTGTAGCTCCACCTACTGCCGCTGAAGTTCCCATCCAACCACCAACCGTAGCCGCAAAGGGTAAAAATGCCATAAAGTCCTCCTCAAATTAAAATAGCTTCCCTAGGCAAGTTTCTATTAATCCTCTCCGAGAATATCCTGTCTGTATAGTATAAAGCCATCATAAGAGCATCGGCCCTGTCTGGAGATTTTAAATTGTCCTTACGCATCTCGTCTTTGGTGATAATAGACTTGATATTGTTTGAATTGTATTTATAACGTAAGGTAAGCAACTGTTCCATAAGTATAGAGTCGTTCATAATCTTTATGTCACCTTTGTCAAAGAACTCTTTCATCCTAAAGAAACCTTCTGCACGTTTGTTTAAGTACTGGGGGTTACTTGGCTTCTCATTGCCTATGAACGCCTCTGGTCTGGTTCTCTGCTCGCTTAATCTGTCAGTAACTCCTCCACCTAAACCTACATCGTCTATAGCTATAAGATTTGGCGAGAACTCTCTAGCTAAGTCTAAAGTCTTACCTACAACTTCAGTTAAAGGTTTATCTCTCCATGTATGCTGATATATCTGATTCCATTGCCTTATGTTTTGAGATTCTATTATAGTGAATACTGTTTCGTCCTCTCCGAAACGTGCCACATCAACTGCTAAAATCCTTTTTATTGTGCCTTCCTCGTAAAAGATTAACTTAGGAGAGTTGTAGACCACTTGGCCTGAAAGTAATAAATCATCTTGTCCCAGTTCCTCAAATGAGTTAAGTACGAATTGTTTGTAATGATTAGGCGCTTCTATTTCCATCCGCTTTAAGTCAGCGATGAAATCACTTGGGAGATTCTCCATGTTGTCAAAGGTTGTGGCTGTCCATACCTGAAAATCACTAGAGGCGGGATTATTTACCCACATCTTGTATATCCAATTATGTCCATTGGCGTTTGCTATGATACAACCTTGCCTTAAAGGTGCATTGTCTCTACGTAAGCGGTCTCTAAGAAAGGTAAAGGCTGTTTCATCTTCAAATTCTTCTGCCTGCTCAATTCCAAATATACTTAGATTGATGTTTTTTAGAACTTCTATTTCAGCGGCATGACGAAACATAATGATTGAACCATTAGGAAACTTATAATCTTTCTCGGAGGAAATCTTAACCTCAAAGTATTTCTCAAAGTCACGCATGGTAGAATCCCTGAGGTCGGTAAATTCCTTTCTTACTATTAATGCTAATGAATTGGGGTATTCCTGGCAGAAAGACCAAATCTTTAATAAGAGCATGTAGGTCTTTCCTGTTCCTATGCCAGCGACGATTGCGGGGTATCTTGCTTCGCTATCCAAGAACCTTTTCTGAAAGGTTAACGCTTCTATCAGTTGTTCCATTTTTTTCTTTTACAATAATTACTTTTGTGCCACCACCCAAATCACCTTCAAGTTGGGTAGGCATATCTTTCTTTACTAATTCTAGGGCTATCTTTATCTGGTTAGGAATAGTAAATTTATGGAAATTGTCATTAAGATAAGCCCAGCACTTGTGGATAAGTTCCGGTTTAGCTTGTATGTCTTCTTTTGTGGCGTGATTCATAATAAAAAAGCCCGCTACCGCCGTATACGGCAACGGGCTTAAATTTGAAGGGCATTATCCCAAAAGTCCCTTAGTTTAGGTTAACTATTCTACTTTGTGTTGAACTTGGGAATTCACGCCCTTATAAATTAAGATATACCACAATAGGTGGTATTTTACAAGAAATACTCCCTATATATAGTATTTATAGAGGTAGGCGATTTTTATTGATGCGGTCTGTCTTGCGGTAATGTGTATCCCAATACTTCCTAACTATCTGTAAATGGTGTTTATACTGGCATTTCATATTTCCACAGGTGGCTTTCCTCTTTTTTGCTCTTTTCATACAATAAGGACATACCCTTACAAACTCAATATTAAATTCTATCATCTCTGCATATCAAACCTACCTATGTCTATGGTCACTTGCGGGTTTGTCTTGGCTTGTTCCTCAATTTCCGTAATCCACTTATCCAACCTATCCATAAGGTTATTTATCACTACCTCCCGTCCATCTATTGTGCATTGTTTGGCTTGAGTGTAAAAATTCCTCGCCATTGCGATATTCCCTACCATTAAATAAATCTGGGTTATGTTGTAAAGTACTTTCCAGTCTTTAGGTTTTAACCCATTAGCCTTAAGCATATTACCTAAAGCGCCATGAAAATTTTGGTTCTGGAAACAATGCACAGCCCTGTTCTGCCAAGGATAAAAGAAGTCCGGTTGCTCCCAGCAGGAATGTTCTATTGACCAGTATTCGTTTTTGTAAAAGGGAATAAACTTGTATAAAAGTGTAGCGTAATAAACCCAAAATGCTAATACCAATGGGGGATAAAACATCAGCGACCTTGAGAGCGTGAGCATAAGCCCTATGTTCCCAAGATAGAGATACCTATTGGTGATGGTCTGGTTAAATGTCATTATATTGCACCACATAGCTATATTT